GGCACTGCAATTTATTACGGTGACTTAGTTACATTGGGTACTACTGGCTCTACAGCCGGTTTTATCATCCCTTCTTCAACAAGCACTAGCTTGGTGAGCAAGGGTACTGTCGGTGTTTTCTTGGGCTGTTACTACACAAACCCAACAACAAAACAGCGTCAGTTTGCTCAGTACTATCCCGGTTCTGTTACCGCTGGTGACATTACTGCGATCGTTGCTGATGATCCCGACCAAGTGTTCAAAATGGCTGCAGTGACCGCTGCTTCCACTGCCACTATCTCTTCATTCCCATCAGCAATGGTTGGTTTGAACGCAGTGTTGAACACACCCGTTGGTAGCGCTTCTACTGGTAACTCTGGTGCTGGTTTGGTTGCTGCTAATACAACAACTGCTGTTGGCTCTGGCGGTGCTTTCCGTATCTTGAACTTGGTTCCTGATACACAGATCAGCACTTCTGCAGTCTTCGTAAGCACTACTACGACATCGTTCGTTGTGTCTGGCCTCCAAGTTGGTCAAGTCATTCCTGTTGGAACTGACATTTTCCAAATACTTAACGGTCAAGCGCAGCAATTGGGTGTTGGCGCAAACGTGGCTACTGCTGCGACTGTGACCACAACCGGTAACACTACACTGACTATCAGTGCTGCTGTGACCACCACACCTACCGCTGGTGCAACGATCGCTTTGGTTCAATCTCCAGAAGTTCTGGTTAAGTTGAACTTTGGCGTTCACAACTACTACGCTGCTTAAGGAGTAACTTACCATGGCAATTTCACGCGCACAACTACTTAAAGAGTTGCTCCCCGGTCTGAACGCATTGTTCGGTATGGAATACGCTCGCTACGGCGAAGAGCACAAAGAGATCTACGAAACAGAGACCTCTGAGCGTTCATTCGAAGAAGAGACCAAGCTGTCTGGCTTCTCTGCTGCACCTGTCAAGAACGAGGGCTCTGCCATCGCTTATGACAATGCACAAGAGGCATGGACAACTCGCTATAACCACGAAACCATCGCTTTAGGCTTCTCCATCACTGAAGAAGCTGTGGAAGATAACTTGTATGACTCATTGTCTGCTCGTTACACCAAAGCATTGGCTCGCGCTATGGCTTACACCAAGCAGGTTAAAGCTGCCGCCGTTATTAACAACGGTTTCAGCGCAGCCTACCCCGGTGGCGACGGTGTTGCTTTGTTCAGCACTGCTCACCCCCTGATTTCTGGTGGCACTAACAGCAATCGTCCTTCTACAGCCGCTGACTTGAACGAGACTTCTTTGGAAGCCGCCGTTATTCAAATCGCTGCTTGGACAGACGAGCGTGGTCTTTTGATCGCTGCTAAGCCCAAGAAATTGATTGTTCCCCCAGCTCTGCAATTCGTTGCAACTCGTTTGTTAGAAACCAGCCTCCGCGTTGGCACAACTGACAACGATATCAACGCGTTGAAGAACAACGGTTCAATCCCTGAAGGCTACACCATTAACCACTACCTGACCGACACAAACGGCTGGTATTTGACTACTGATGTGCCTAACGGTCTGAAGCATTTCATCCGCTCTCCTTTGGAGAACAAGATGGACGGTGACTTCGACACAGGTAACGTTCGTTACAAAGCCCGTGAGCGTTATAGCTTCGGCTGGTCTGATCCATTGGGTACCTTTGGTTCACCCGGTTCAGCCTAATATTTCTTAGGAAATATTTGAAGGGGGGCCTTGTGCCCCCTTTTCTTTTGGTGTATATTGACCTCAATCCGGGCTTTCCGGTGCATCAAACAGTCCCGGCTGACGACATACAGATTGATGCGCCTAACTTGTATGTAAGGAAATATCATGGGATTTGCATCACACCTAGGCCCTTGGCTGCTCGGCACGGTTAAAAACACTACTGGCACCACTGCTGGCACGATCCGCAACATGGGCGCAACTGTTGTTACACAGACTGGCCTGACCACTGTAGCCGACACCACCGCTGTTACAGAATTTGTCTTGCCTGCTGGCGCACAAATCATAGAGTTTTTTGTAGACATTACCACCGCTTACGCTGGTACGACTGGTAACACAATCACCATTCAAACTGCTGCTGGTAACTCTTTGGCTACCGTTGGTGGTGCTACAACTACACCTTTGGCTGTGGGCCGCGCAACTACAACTGTTACAGGCGCACAGATCGGTACATATTTGAACGTTGGCTCAACTGACTTAGTTGTTCAAGCAATCTACGCTTGCGCTGGTACAGCCAGTGGCGGCGCTGCTACGATTACATGCGTGTACGTCGTTAAAGGCTCTGACGGCGCGGCTAACCCCACTCAAGTCTAATTAGTCTAGGGGGCTTCGGCCCCCATTTTTAAGGAGATTAATTATGATGCAGACAGACGTAAAAGCCTCTCATTTAGAGGCAACTGGCACGGCGGTCTCTGGCCGTACTAGGATTAAAGGCTATCAGTTTTTGACTGGTGGTACTGCTGGCGATATTGAATTTCGTGACGGTGGTTCTGGTGGCCCTATTCGTTTGCAATTTAATATTGCTACTACGCCAACAAATCCGTTGTCGTTTACGGTACCCGGCGAGGGCGTTTTGTTTTATACAGATGTCCACATAACTTTGCCTACAAACGCAAAAATCACGGTGTTTTATGGCTAAGAGTCCAGCATGGCAGAGGAAAGAAGGCAAGAACCCCGAGGGTGGCTTGAACGCCAAGGGGCGAGCCTCCGCCAAAGCGCAAGGCATGAATTTGAAACGTCCCCAGCCGGAAGGCGGCTCACGGCGCGACTCCTTCTGTGCAAGGATGAGTGGCATGAAGAAAAAACTGACCAGCGCAAAGACAGCGAACGATCCGAACTCACGCATCAATAAGTCTCTGAGAGCATGGAATTGCGCGGAAGGTGGCTATGTAACTGCGGCTGATGGCTGCGCTACACAAGGCAAGACAAGAGGGCGGATAGTATGACTCAGCATGACACAGCTAAAGCAGTCGCAGATGGCGCAGCAGTCTTAACGACTGTTGGTGTTATGGCTACGTGGCTTCCGCCTGTGGCTTCGCTGTTCACAATCATTTACCTCGGACTTCGTATTTGGGAGTCTGACACCGTTCGTGGCTTGACTAACCGTAAGGAGTCTGCAAATGCCAGCGAAGAGTGAAAAACAAAAGCAGTTCATGGATGCTGCTGCACACAATCCAAAGTTTGCAAAAGCTGCGGGTATACCGGTATCGGTCGCTAAAGAATTTAGCGGCGCGAGTAAAGGGATGAAGTTTGGCAAGGACACAAATACGTCCCGCCCCGATCTTCAAAAAGTTAACAAACCTAAGACACTTCATGGCAAGATGTCACTTATGAAAGAAGGCGGTAACACTATGGCTACAAAGATGAATCCCGGAATGATGGCAATGATGGCCAAGAAAAAAGGCGCAGCTAAAATGGCCGGTGGCGGCATGCCCATGAAAGACGGTAAACCCGCGTTTATAGGTGACGGCAAAGGTATGAAAAAAGGCGGCATGTCATCTAAGATGGGCGCTGTCAAAACCGGTTCAACACCCAATGGCGTTGCGTCTAAGGGTAAAACTAAAGGCAAGATGATTAAGATGAACATGGGCGGCAAAGCCTGCTAAGGAGTCCAACATGGCACGACGTAAAAATTTAACCGCCCTTGCTGCCCTTGGCACGTTGGGCTATATGTTGTCCAAGAGGGGCGACAAGAAAGACGAGAAGTCAACAACCGCTGCAGCGGAGCGCCGTATAACTGCTGATAGAGAAGCTACTGACCAAAAAACATCCGGTGATAAAGAAGATATGTTTATCGAGCCGGGTTCTGGTCCGTACAATCAGCAATTTGACGACGAATTACCTAGCGCTTCTGCGCCTAGTAAAACTTCCGCTGCCTCGCCTAAAAAACCTGCTAAACCATCATCTGCTAAGCCATCATCTGGCGCTGCAAGAAACCTTACTGCAAGTGAAAGTCAAGCAGCTAGAAACGCTTTAGGTGAAGGCTCCTACAGACCTGACACTAAGTATAGCCCCGATAGAAGGGGGATTACCAGCGAAACACGAGCACCAAGATTTACACCTAACGAGCCTCCTGTTCAAACGCATTTTGGCCCTCGTGACGAAGAAAATGCACCCCGTGGCTCAGTTGATGTTACTAAGCTTTCTCTTGCTGAGCGTAGAAACATGCCATCCGCCCCACGCGCCCCAACAGATTACCGAGCTGTAAAAGACCGTTTCCGAAGAGGTGGCGCAGTCAAAGGCTACGCTTCTGGTGGTACGGTTTCGTCTGCCTCTAAACGTGCTGACGGTATTGCCACTAAAGGCAAGACCCGCGGCAAAATTTGTTAAGGAATTATTATGAGACGTAGACTCAACGACAAACCAGATTCTGGTGGTGGCGGATATATACCTGCTGTAGTAGCCATGAAAACTGGCGTAATTGGCGGCGGTATTGGCGCGGCTCATTTAATTAAAAAGAAAGATGAGCGGGACGCTGAACAAAAAGATAGAAGCCAACGTGATGCTGACGCGGAAATGAAACGTGAATCTCGCGGAGTAAAAATGCCTGCCAACTTTGGTATTCTTGAAGAAGCCAAACAGGATGCCAAAGACAGCGCTACCGCTAAGAAGCAAGACAAAGCGTACAACGAATCTTTGACTACTGAGAACAAAGCCAAAGGCGGCATGGTGTCAGCTTCCCGCCGTGCTGATGGCTGCTGCATTAAGGGTAAGACACGCGGAAAAATGGTGTAACCATGATAGCCAGTCGTGGAATGGGAGCCATCTCCCCCAGTAAAATGCCCAAAGGCAAGCGTAAGGCTCGTCGGGATGATACTGACTTCACGCAATACGCCGAAGGCGGTAAAGTAAAATCCAAGGTGAACGAAGCTGGCAACTACACCAAGCCCGGTTTACGTAAACGGATTTTCAACAGCGTTAAAGCTGCGGCAATTGTTGGCACAGGCGCAGGTCAGTGGTCAGCACGTAAAGCGCAAGTTATGGCTAAACGGTATAAAGCTGCAGGCGGTGGGTATCGTGACTAAGTGGTCTGACAAGCGCAAGAAAGCCATAAATTGCGATGCCCCAAAAGGCTTCTCAGAGAAGGCACATTGTGCTGGTAAGAAAAAGATGGCAGGTGGTGGGTTGGCTAAACCGCAACAGTCTCTCAAGGACTGGGGTAAACAAGATTGGACAACTAAAAGTGGTAAAAAATCTTCTGACACTGGTGAACGATACCTTCCAAAAGCTGCGATCAAAAGTCTCAGCCCTGCTGAGTACGCTGCGACAACGCGTGCGAAACGTGCTGGCAAAAAAGCCGGAAAACAATTCGTAGCACAACCAAAAACAATTGCGAAGAAAACTGCAGGATTTAGATAATGGCAACCACTTCTGGCGCATCAGGTTTTAATCTCCAACTCGACGAATTGGTCGAGGAGGCGTTTGAACGCGCCGGTGGTGAACTGCGTACTGGCTATGACTTACGCACTGCTCGTCGTAGTTTAAACATCATGTTCGCAGATTGGGCCAATCGCGGCATCAATATGTGGACTATTGAGCAGGGT